ATACAGGTAATGACTCAGTAATGAATTCTTTTTCAATCTCTAAAGCCGATAACAAAATCTCTTTAATTCTTTTTTCAGATGGTTTTTCTTGACAATGGTTATTCAATAAGTGAATTGCAAAATCACAATGTAAGTTTTCATCTTTAAAAATTAATGAGTTAGCATTACATAATCCTTGCATAATACCTCTTGATTTCATCCAAAATATTGAACAGAATGATCCTGAAAAGAAAATACCCTCAACCGCTGCGAATGCAATTAATCTTTCTTGGAAAGATGCGTTCTCAATCCAATTAAGAGCCCAAGTAGCCTTTTTCTTAACTGCTGGTAAGTTTTCAATAGCGTTAAAACACTCATCTTTCTCTTTAGGATTACTGATATACGTATCTATTAATAACGAATACATCAATGAGTGGATATTCTCCATTGCTAACTGGAATCCGTAGAAAAACTTAGCCTCAGGATATTGTACTTCACGATAGAAGTTTTCTAAATTTTCATTTACGATTCCATCAGAAGCGGCAAAAAATGATAATACGTTCTTAACAAAGAACTTTTCATTATCTGTTAATTTCTCCCAATCACGAATGTCATTAGTTAAATCTACTTCTTCAGCCGTCCAAAACGCCGCCTGATGCATTTTATAATATTCCCAAATGTCGTTGTGCTCAATCGGGAAAATAACAAACCTATTAGGGTTTTCCTGTAATATCTTTTCCATCTTTCTTTTTAAATTAATTATTGTTTGTTTCTTCTTTTTGTCTTTCTTGTCTTTTCTGCAACAACTCTTTGACTCTTAGTCGTTGTCTTTCTTCTTTTTGTTCTTCAATACCTAAGAAAGTCATAGAACTCTCGGTGTCAATGTCCAACATTGCATTATCAAATTTACAATTCTCAAATACAACTCCGTCATCACCGACCCTTGATTTTGTGATTGCGATTGTCGCTAATTTCATTTCTTTTTGTTGTAGTGTTTTCGCTACCGTAATGATAACGTGACCAACTTGTGCCTTCTTAATGGATCCACCCATTTGATCAGTTGTTACAACCTCAGAAGAAATAGAGTTTCTATTACCTTGAGTTGCGGTCCATCCAACTAAATCCATTTCGTGACACATTGCCTCAAATGCTCTCATTACAGACCCCTCACTCTTCCATTCATCTCCTAAGTTCTTATCAGGAACCACACAGTCAATGTAATCAAGTAATACCATATCAATCTTATTACCATCCGCAACCATCTTTCTGATTTGATTCTTAATCTGAGACATAGTTACCGTATCAGATGGTAACTTATTCATAATTAACTTGTTAGGCATTGAATCCTCAATTTCCCTAACTTTTTGAATAACCTCTTCTCTTTTTTCTGACAATTCGTCAGGATGAATCTTAGTCCAAAGTGTGTAATGTTTTCTTTGAATTACTTTAGGATTATCCTCAAAAAAGATCTGAAGTACGTTATTACCTAAGTTAAATGCGTGATTCGCAATCTTAGTTAAAATGGTTGATTTACCCACACCTGTTGGTGCCAAAATAACTCCAATCTCACCTTTAGCCAAACCACCTTTCAATAGTTTATCAATACCAGGTATTCCCATTGGAATAGGGTGTCTGTAATCATCGTCAAGGACTTGATCCATGTTAGAGAATACATCCATCGCACTTGTATCTTTTGCTCCGACTTGTAATGCTCCTCTAACCATCTCTTCAAGAGCGTCATAGTTCTCAAATTCACCTCCATCAATGATTTTTTGAGCCTTACCCATAACCTTTTGTAGTTCTTGTTGTTTACAGAACTTTAACGCTTTTTCCTGTACGAAACCTACGCCATCAACAGGTGCGTCTTTAATTTTCTTAATTGTATCCAACACTATTTTGGATGCAATCTCTTGTTGTAGTTCAGATTTAGTGATCTGTTCTAATGTCTCAAATGATGGTGTGTGATCGTATTTTGTATAATACTCTCTTATCATTTGAATTATTATTTTGAAGTATTTGTTTTCAAAATAATTGTTCTCAATCACATCAATAATTGAATGTGAAAATTCTTTATCTAATATAATTTGATTAAGTAATTGTAATTGGAATGTGTTTCCTAGATACTCAAAATTTTTGTTTGTCGCCATAATTTTCCTTCTGTTAGTAAAGATAAATACTATTAGTTTTGGATAAATTCGGGACGGAAATAATTAAAATTTTTACCTGAAAAAATGTCAGTCAGGCCGTTTAGGATACCTTTTAACTTCGGACGTAGGTCTACGGTGTATCTTACCTTTGGTGGGTACACCTTAGCATCAAACCTTCTATGACAAATTGTCATGTCCCCAAGCTTAATAAAAATGTTAAAATTCTCTTCCCCGTCAGTAATTGACGTGTTTAAAATCTCTGGATTCTCAGAAATTTCGTATTTGTTGTCTAACATATAGACTACTGAACGCATTTTCAAATCATATTGAAATTCACGACATAGACTATTCATATGGTCGTAAAACTCTTCAGATTTATGGGCGTTTTTGTTGAATCCCTTAACATTAAAAAAACGTTGTACTACAATGTTATCGTTACACATTAATAGAAATTCAACTTTCGTTACATCTTGATCTCTCATCTTGTTTTTGTTTTTACTTTTTGTTTCTAAACTTTGTTTTTTCTTTTCTTGATAATTTTAAGAATGGTTTTAAAAAATTGACCCAAGCTTCGTCCCCTTTTGGTAGATACTTGAAAAACCCGTCGTCCATCATCATCCTAATTAGATTCCTATGTCCTCTACCATCAGGGTCCATTGACTCTGAGTAGTATAATCTAACCGTCTCTTTACCTTCTTCGTTAATCAAAGGTTCTGATAGATCTACGAGTTTTTTATTGATCACAAAAAATTCATCACCGAAAATACCTTCTTTGGTCTTTCCACTGAGTAAATTTTTTAAAACAACATTCTCTTTTTGTTCTTTTAGTAATTCCTCACCCTTTGTTAAAATATCGGTAAAAGAAACCTCTGAATCAAGTATTTCAGGAAATAATTTTACAAATGTCTTCTCCCCTAAATAATAGATACCATCAATGTTATCCCCACCATCACCGGCTAATATCTTATAAGTTTTAATATTATAGTGTGGGATTTCAATATTATCTATCTTAATCTTATCACCTAACTTATAGTATTGTTTTGTGTTTGGGGAATAAATTGTTACTTTATCAGATATTAATTGTGTAAGGTCTCTGTCACCTGAAAATATCGTTTTCTCTTCATCTAATGATATTTGACAATAGTAGGCAATAAGATCATCAGCTTCCGCCTGATCTAGCTCTAATTGTCTTACAAACATCTCCTCAAGGTATTGTTTAACCCTTTGTTTTTGAGTTGAGAAAGATTCTTCCTTTTGTTCGGTTGCCGAAGGTTTACGATTTAGTTTATATTTTGGGTATAATAATCTTCGTTCAGATGAACTAGTTTTACTATCCCAAAATACAACTACTTTATTATAGTTAGAATCCTCTAAAAAACGACGTAGGGTATTTAGAAAGTGCCAAATACCACCTACGTGTTCTCCTTTATTGTAGAAGTCCTTAACTCCGTGAAATCCGATTTTTAATAAGTTGTTACCGTCAACTAAAAGTGTTTTGGTCATTATATTTTTTACCAAAGGTTCTTACTCTGCTTCTTCTCTTTCCGCTCTTAAATCAAACTCACCATCAACTCCAATCACATCTTTCCAATACTCAGCATATTCTTTTTTGTATTGTTCAATAGATGCCTTCTCTTCAGTTGTGTCTTTACCTGGTAAAAATCCATGTGGAGTTACGATAATCTTACCATCTTCAAACCCAAGTCCATTAATGTGATTTTTCATAACGGATACTTTTGTTCTTGATGCGAACTTAACCGTTCTCTTATCTTTGGTTGCAGTGATCTTAGTTGTTCCCGCTCCCTTTTGGTTTCCAAATAAGAATACCAATGAAGAGTTTAACCAAATTGCCTCACCACCTTTTGCTTTAATCTTAGGTTGTCCGAATGGATTGTCAGGTAACTCAACCCAAGGTTGATTAACAATGATTAACGTATTTTCAAATTTTGAATCTGATTTACGAGATCCTGAAATACGTTGATTTATTCCCATTCCAATTTTATCCGCCAATACGGATGCGTTGTGTTGTTTACCACCTTTACCTTCATAAGTCATCTTACAAGGAACAGAACCAACTGAATCCCACATGATACATAATGAATAATCTAATTCACCTTTTTCTTGTGCATCTAATAAACTATTAATATAGTCAGTTATTTGTTCAATGTAGTCAAAGTTATTGTTAAAGATATAAAAACCATCCCATTCCAATTCTCCTGTTTCCGTATCAACTACCTCATCACATTCAAACCCCATTAGTTTTGCGTGATCAAAAGACCATTTTTGTTCTGTGATAATAAACACAGGTAAAATACCTTTTTTCTGAGCATCAACCGCAGTCTTTACCAATGCAGTTGTTTTTCCCGTATCTGAGTGACCCAAGAACATATTAATGTGTCCCATTGCAGGACCAGGTAGACCAACGGCATCTAAGAATGGTTCACCTAAATCAAAAAATCTCTGTGGTTTGTACTTTGCTGAAGTTGAGAATTTCTTCTTTACTGAACTAAAGTCATTCTTTTTAAGTGCCATATTATTGTGTTATTGTTGAATTATACTTACGAATTTTTTCCAATGACTCAAGTTTATCTTGAGCATTTGCGAATTTTTCTACTAATTTATCCATCTCTTCAAGATGTTGTGGGTGTTCACCAATACCAACAGGTGTAGTTAAATAAATTAACAATGTTGCTTCGGATTCCGCAATTTCACTGCGATATTTTAAGGACAATGCCTCATACATTTTTTCTGCAATTTTACTCATTTGTTTTGATTTTAAAAAACATAGACACTCAGTCATACCAAGTGCCTATGTTAAAGTTTAATTAGAATGGTAAATCTTCGTCCACCTCATCGTTAGATTGAGGATCAGATTTTTTACTTTCAGACTTTACACTTCCACCCATAGAAATCTCTTCTTCTTGGTTATTTGAGTAAATGTATTTTCCTGCGTCAGTGTCCCAACGTGGAGTTTCACCTCTTGCAATCGCTTCAAGATATTCAACAGGTTTTTTAGAATACACGTCCTCCCAAGTCAACTCATCGTTGATCCAAGTAGATGCCTGTTCAGCGTCTTCATGTGTAGGTGTTGGATCGTCATACATAACAGTTTGAATAACCGTATATGTTGCACCTTTTGGTGTCTTTGCCTTTGTAAGTTCAAGGATCAAGTCACGACCTTTATCAGAGTCAGTCACATCACCTTTTGCCTTCCAAATTGGAATAACTTTATCAAGGATTCCTTCTTGTTTATAATTGTGTTTGAATCTCCAAAACTTAACTCCGTCTTCTTCATGGTCACGGTCAATTACTTTTACGATATAAAACTTACGAGCTTTATATTGTGTCGCCAATTGTTTGTCAGATTCACGACCTGTTGACATTAACTCATCGTATACCTCATTTAAAGGTGAACGTTCGTTGTCATTTTTTCCTGGATCATAGAACTTCTGCCATTTACCATCAACATTGATTTCGTGGAACCAAACTTCCTTAAAAGGAGATGATCCATCAGTGGTTGGTAAAATACGGATTTTTCTTTGTCCTTGTTTTTCGCTATCTTTAAGAATTGCTGCGAAATACTTTTTCATTCTTTCTTCTTGTGTGAATTTTGAAGTGGAAGAAGAACCACTTTGTTTTGAACTCTCATACTGAGCCAAAACCGCATCTAAAACATTGTTTGTCGCCATTGTGTATATATTAATTAAAGGTTTACGTAGAAAATATAGTTATAATAAGTAGGGTTGTCAATAAGGTATTTAAAAAAAATTTTGAGAGAGACACTGATGCCCCTCTCAAAAGTGTTACATCATATTTGTGTCTTCGTCGTCGTAATTATTAAATGATGTTTCAATATCATTTGTGGAGTAGTTAGTAGCATCATCAGTTGTTAAAACATATTCATTTTTACCTGATTTTTCCATATCATCTTCTTTATCATCAAAGAAATCTGATAATTTTTGATTAAATGGTCCTGAATCTAAACTTCTCAATTCTAATTTTTCTTGTGGTGTTTTAGGTCTAAACTTATCAAACTTAGCCTCTAAGTTATTTATGGTTGTCACCAAACCATCCATCTCACCTAATTTTTCCTCAAGAGTTTTTAATTGGGCAAACAAGTTATCAAAATATTCTTCTTGTTTTTGTTCCATATTTTTTTGAGATGCAACTAAATCAGTAACATCTAATTCTTCTTTGTCACTTTCTTCCTCACCTTCATCACCAAGTTCTTCAACATCAGGATCATTAGCAATATCTA